GCACTTCTCGATGCAACAGCAAGTGAAGCCGTAAGCGTAGTCGTCTCGCTTAATGGAACGGCAACGGATGGCGTTGACTACTCGATCAGCAGCTACACTATCTCGATCCCAAGCGGAACGAGCGGCTCGGTTGTTTTGACGGCGATTAACGATAACACTTACGAGCCTGACGAGACTATTACGGCGAGTGTTACGTCGATTGTTGGTGGTGGCGTTCAACTTACATCTCCATCAACTGCCGTGTTTACGATTGTCGAGTCGTTGTCTGCACCGACTGTAGGTTTGTCGGCAGATAGAACAACGGTTCGTGAGAACGGAAGTTCTGCAATCTTGACAGCAGCGTTGTCGAACCTGTCGTATCAAGACGTAACCATTGGATTGAACTTTGCTGGCACGGCAACACTTAATACCGACTACACTCGCAGTACAAATTCAATCATTGTCTCTGCTGGCCAGTCGAGCGGCACGGTTAGCATCACGACCAAAAATGGCGTGGTAAATGACCCGAACGAAACGGTGATTGTATCTCTTGGGACAATAACGAACGGCTCGTCGGCAACCAATTCTTCGGTGATTGTAACGATTGTGCCCGTAACAACCTCAAGCGGAACTAAAAACATGACGTTGCTGGGAGTTGGGTGATGCGATTCGACTACGCGGGATTTGCTGTATTAGCGGCTGGCCAGCTTGTTGTAGGCGGATCATTGATATACCTGAAAGCTAATGCACCGCATGGCGTGTCAGTTCCAGTTCTTTACCATTGCACCATTGACGATTCGCAACGCCAGTCTGGTTTGCCTCGCGCGTGCATCGTTCCTGCCACCTGCGAAAAGAACGCTCGACGCACAGCACAGGATCGGTGTCACTGGCACGGCAAGACGTTCTATTGTGTGCCAATGGTGAAGAACTACCCCGACATAATCCAAATGGAAATAACGCCGTGAGTGTAAAATGCCACGACGAAAAGCAATCGCTGGCCCAATTGATCCGATGGGCGACTTCGATCCAGACGATGACTTGGGGCTAGATGATGGATTACCTGAATTAGCCGAGCTTGACCACAGAAAGGATTCAAGAGATGGCGACCAAGGCAAAGAAAACCCCGCTGCCAAGCGCGGAAAGCCTGCTTCGACAAGCAGAACTGGAAGGGCCAACAAGAGGAACTAATTGGTACAAGTTACTTTCCTCTGATGTGCGCGAACGGTGCGATGAAATCAAGGCGATGTATATGTCTGGTAATTGTCGCACTAGCCCGACTGCCGTAGCTAGAATAATCATAAAGCAGCTTGGCGTGCGAGCCAATGTGCAAACTATTCGCCTTTGGCTTACGGGGACTCGATAATGAAAAAGCTGCCAACCGCGAAGCAGTTGATTGCCGATGCAAGTGGCGTCAAATCGGTTGAGGAACAGCGAAAGTTTGAGGTTAAGTCTGACGACGGAAAGCTAGCACTTGAATCAATATCGGAACGAATATCGACGCTTGAGCAGGCATTGGATCATGCGAAAGTTGATCGTACAGTGTGGGAAGTTGACCGCTATACGATCAACTCATGGGAGTGTGCGGCAAAGTATGATGACGGACTGAGAACAATCACACTGTTCCAAGTTAAGGCTTTCTTGCGTCGGCTCGTTACGGAAACGGCACAATCGGCACTTGAAAAGCTGTGTAAGCAGTTGGCCAAGCCGAGGTCGCTTCGGCACATGGGGCGTAAGTGCAAAAGTAAAGACCCACACATGCTTGTAGTGGCTCTATTCGATGCCCACTTCGGCAAGATGGCATGGCGCAGGCGTTCAGGCCAAGACGACAATCTGCACTTGAAACGCGACGTTTACTTGAAAGCCGTTGACGAGCTAATCGCCAAGACGGGTCACTTGGATATTGAGCAAATTGAGTTCCCGATTGGGCATGACTTCTACCACGTTGATTCTGCTGGCGGCACAACTACGGCTGGAACGAAGGTCGATTGGAATGGGCTGGTAAGCGACATGATCGAGGTCGGCATGGACGCGGTGTTCTATGCCGTGGATCGCCTATTGGAGATAGCCCCCGTTCATGCCGTTTATGTCGGTGGTAATCACGACCGTATGTTGTCGTTGATGCTCATGTACGTGATGCGAGAGCGATATGCCAAGGATAAGAGGTTCAGCATCGACTACGAACCGATGACCCGTAAATACATAAGATACGGCGTCAACTTGATAGGATACGCGCACGGTGATTTGGTCAAGGTTGATAAGTTGTTTTCGTTGATGCCATCCGAAGTTCCGCAGCTATGGGCTGAGACTGAATACCATGAGTGGCTTACTGGCCACGGTCATCGTTCCGAGGTTTGGAAAACGCAAGAGACTACAAGCAAGGCTGGCCAAGTGGCTCGTATGCTGTGTTCGATTAGTGGCACTGACGCATGGCACTATGATAGCGCCTTCATCAACGGTCGTCGGGCGGCAGAGGCTTATATCTACAGCAAGAAGCATGGGTACGCGGGTCATGTTGTTGCGAATGTTGAGGCGTAGAAAAACACTGGTGCGGGAGGTCTTTTGCAGATGAGTAATGTTGTATTACTAGACATGGATGGCGTCCTTTGCGATTTTGTAAAGTCGGCTCTTACTCGGCATGGGAGGATGGACAAGTACCCGGTTGAGCAATGGGATATGGCCGCCGAGCTTGGCATAACGGACGCTGAGTTTTGGAATCCGCTAGTTGGACATGAGTTCTGGTGTGGCATTGATCCATATGAGTGGTGTTTTGATCTTGTGGATATTGTCCAGTCTGCAAGTAATGGAAACGTGACGCTTGCTACATCGCCATGCAGTGACCCGTTTTCTGCATCTGGCAAGGTGGCGTGGATTCAAAAGCACCTAAAGCATCTTGCCAGAAAGTTCTTAATCGGGCCAGAAAAACACCGCATGGCAAAGAGCGGAGTTGTCTTGATTGATGACAGCGATAGCAACTGCGCTAAATTTAGTGAAGCAGGTGGGAGGTCGATTTTGTTTCCTCAGCCGTGGAATGCTAACAGGCACCTGTGCTGTGACAGGATTGGTTACGTCAAATCGCAGTTGGAGATTTAGCGTGAGCGAAGAAAAGGAACTGCCGAAGGTTGGCGAATGGTGGTGGTATAAGTCGCACACCGGAGAGGCTTGGAAGTGCAAGGTGTTTGGTATCAGCGGAAGTACTGCGGTTTTGTTATGTAGAGGCGACGAGATCGTTCGTGAGGCTAATCGCTTGGTGTGTAAATGCGACGAGCCGCAAAAGCCGTGGTGGAGATTCTGGGCGTGAGTTCATCGGGCAGGATCGTCGTCACCATCGAGCAAGTTAGGCACGAATGCGCTAGCCATGTGCTTACACATATCGAGGAAATGTCAAAGCCGTGGAAAGCATGTGGCTTTGTAGAATGCGAACTGATCGCGGAGTGGGTGTCGAAAGGCAAGAAAAGCGGCAAATGGATCGTTTATCCGAAAGGCGAGTAAAAATGATTGCAAACATTGAATGTCCTAATGATGTTGAGTTGGAACGCGAGTTTATTGGGTGGGTTCTGCACAACTGGCAGAGCGAAGGATGGGGGACGCCGATCAATCCCGAGATTATGTATTCAGACTTGCATCGCCGGATGGTGAATGCCATCAACTATGCGATGAAGAAGAATCCGAAGGACTGCCTGTGGGAGAGTTGGGTGGATGCGTTGCCGAAGAACTCGGATGGCGCGCCATTGGAGTACGTTTGCAATGTGCTTTCATCCGGCGCTGGTCTAGATGCGAAGTCTGGGCGCGAGGCTTATATCAAGCTGTACTGGCTTGAGTTTCGTCGTCGCGTAATCAGTACATGCACCAAAGGGCTTGCGTTTGCGTACAAGAGCGGCAATTCCGATGAGATGCTTGATCTAGTCAATGACTTTTCTTGGCTCGCAGAGCAGTTCAATGATATCACCGCAATGAAAGGCGAGTAATGAGATACGCGATTGATGATGAAGGGCACAAGTGGAATGAAGTCAGGCCAGGAAAACTTGTTCTTGAGCAACACGTTATGGGGCTTGAGGCGTGCAATGCTGGCGATGTTGAAGAGCAATATGGCCCACTCGAATGGCACGACGATGAGCCATCGCAGGATAACTACGCAGGTGCAACGGACAAAGAATGGGAGGCCGTGAGCAAGCCGATCGTACGAAAGATTGCCATCGTAGGCCATGGGCGACACGGAAAAGACGAGTTCGCTACACGAGTGGCAAAGTACAGCGGACTTCGTTACGTCGCAGGCACGAGCGTCTATGCTGCGGACATTGCATTCTGGGCGTTGCGTATACGTTACCAATGGGCCAGAGCATATCCGAACGCAACAGCGTGCTGGCTTGATCGGGGCAACCATAGGAACGAATGGGCCGAGGTGATTAGCCAATACAACCAAGACGACCCAGTGAAGCTGTACCGTGACTGCTTGGCGTTTCAGGATGTGTTGACCGGCATACGTTGGCGGCATGAATTTGAGGCGTGTCGAAAGGCAAACCTTGTAGATATGTGGGTCTTTGTTCTCAGGCCCGGTGCGCCAGAGGATGACACATGCCAGATACAGATGGAAGATTGCGACTTCACAGTAGCGAATGATGCAGGGCTAGAGCATTTGGACATTAAGGCCAAGCAGTTCGCCGAGATGATTGGAGCGAAGAGTTGAAACGATTCACGCTCGGACGCGATGAACAAGGGAGGCCGGTATTGCTGCTAAACGGAGTGCAGCAAGACACTGGCTACATGGCGTGGAAATCTGGATTGACATGGAGAAAGCTTACCGGCCAGCGTGCGCCAAAGAAGCTGGTGACAATAGACGAGTGGTTGGTTATGCAGGCCAAGATTATCCATTACCGAACGCAGAAGATTCGCCAGCATCGCCAGTCGTCGCCAGGAATCATTTCAGGCATCGAACGCAGGATGCTCAAGGTGCGAGACTTGATGATGTGCATGGCCCGATAGATTCGTAACATTTAGAAATTCATAACCCTACAGGTGGGTCATTGGGATTCTCAAGTAAGGCTAAGCGTTGGTTTCGTGCGGCAAGTTTGCTATCTAGCGGGCGTAGTATCAACGAAGTTGCCCGTGAAGTGTGCTTGACTCCAAGGATGGTGTGCAAGCTAAAGCGTGACCCGCGTATTTACTCGCCTGAACTGGCCAGCAAGTCACGCTATCGTGGTCGGCCGTGCCAGATGGATAAAGACCAGCAGAACCGTGCGCGACTTGCGTTAATTGGCAAGTTCTCTCTTGATGAACACTCTATTTCACGCGCTCAGCGAATCATCAGAGAAGTCAGCGGCATTGAGTACAGCACTGTTCACGTGCGACGCTTGATTAAACGATTGAAGGCAGAGTTGCCAAAGGGTGCTTTGTACGGTCACTACAACCACAAGAAACGCCGATGCAAATGCGGTGCATTGCTGGTAAAGCGTACGTGTTTGCTGTGCTTGATTCAAGAAATACAAGACGCTGAAAAATAGCGCTTTCAAAAATCGGTTCATACCAGACCTAAGTTGATTGGAACTCCCGTTTCAATCTCCCGAGGTAGGTATGAGTGACGCACCGGCGCAAGTCGATTTAGGAACAGACGTAGACGAAGGCGACGAGTTTAACATTCTCGACGACTCTTCTGGCCCAAGTTCAGTTGCGGAACTAACTCGCAACATTCTCAAGGGCGAAGGCGATTCACGCGACGTTGATTTGGCAAGCAATCAACTGCTTGGCGACTCTGACGATCCGCTTGCAGACCAGTTCGACCATATCGAAGAGGAAGAAGGCGAAACGGTTGCCGAGACGCCAACTCCCGATCCGGTTGTTCCTGCGCCCGCTGCCCAAGCACCGGCAGCTAACGACGACTTGCTGTGGGAGATTCTTGAGTCCAATTCTGGATTGAGCCTGCGAGACAAGTACGCGACCCCCAAGGACGCCGCCGCTGGCCTAGGTCACGCTGCCCGCGCTCTAGGTCAACGTGATGAATTCGCCCAGATTGGTCGAGCCATCAAGGAAAACCCAGAGGCAGCATGGGAAGCATTAGGTCGCCAGATTGGCAAGTTCCAATCGCAAGAAGCACCCAAGCCTGCCGCGAAAGAGCAGGTGCCACAATACGACCCATCTTGGCAGACGTTCATTGACGCAGAGAGCGGTGAGTGGAAAGCCAACACGCCACCTGACGTTATCCGCGAAGCCACGGCGTATCAACGCTGGAAGCAGAAGAACCTTGAGGACTTGACCACTCGCTTTGACGAGAAGGTTAAAGAGGCAACCAAGGCAGAACTCGAAGCCCGTGACAAAGAGATTGCGGCAATCAAGGCCCAAATTGCCGAGCGCGATGCGCTGGCTCAACAGAGCGAATCGCAGCGTCAATACTTCACGACGATGCACCAGCATCTTGCTCCACATGCCAAGTGGATTTTCAACGAAGGCACGCAAGCCAAGGGGCTAAGCGAATCGGGCATGTTGCTTGAAGCAAAGATCAAGGAACTGTCTGGAAGCATTCACGACATTCCAACTCTTGTTCGTGCAGCGGTCAATGAAACCGCACTGGAACTAGCCAAGAAGCCAGCAGCACAACCATCGGCAGTTCCTAACAAAGACGCCCGCACACAGAACGCGCAGAAGATTACTCAACAGCCGGTCGGCAACCGCAAGGCAGCGCCAAGTCGCGCCCGTTTGCAAACCGCTGACGACCTAGCCAAAGCCCTTAAAAAGTTGTGGCAGTAAAAGACATTCGCCTTGGACTCGGCAAGTCGGGAGCTAGTCGAAACCCAAGGCGTGACGGTTGGAGTGTGGGACACCCAAAGCCAGTAGCTACGGCTGCGGCCCCAAACACTCCAACTGGCACGCTCCCTCCACACGCTCCCATCGTTTTTAACTACACACCCTTAGTGGAGTGAGGCAAAACCTATGGCATTCGGCACAAATCAGTTGCACGCAAATGCAACTATCAATCGGTATATCCGCGAGAAAACGCTTAGTATCGCGCGGCGTCAACCGTTTCTTGGCATGTTGATGGCCAAGAAGCGCGTCACGTACGGCGTCACCGGCAAGTTGCAGGATTGGAAGGTTCGCATTAAGCGTTCCCCAATGACTGTGTTTGACGATGGCGATTCGTTGACGTTTACCCGTCAAGAGAAGCATCGTACGGCTCAACTGCCGATGCGGTCGTACGTCGTGTCCAAGGCAATCTACAAGGGCGACAAACTGATGAACGGTGGCAACGAAGCCATCGTAAAACTCGGCGCAGACGCCGTGAGCGAGTGCATGGACGACATTAAGGACCAATTCGCTGGTCGCTTGTTCCAGATCGACGGCAACGCCACTGGCTACGAGAAGCAGATTCACGGTCTGCCATCGCTGTGCGGTGCAACTGACGACGGCTCGGCAAACATCGTTGGCTTGAACGCTGACACGTACGCCGGTCTGTCTACGGCTCGCCAAGCCTTTGGTGGTTCGTGGACTGGAACGTGGCCTGATGGCTACGGTTCTTCGGAGTATGACGCTTGGACGCCCTTGATCGTTGACTATTCGGCATCGCTCGCTACGGCAAGCGGTGGCTGGTCGGCAACGACTAAGACGTGGCCTAATACGTGCATCGAGGCGATTCGTTTTGCCAACATCTACACTGGCCGAAACGATGACCAAATCGATGCTGTGTTCCTTGCCAAGAACCTTTATCGCCTGTTGCTGACTGCGGCCCAGAGCGAAGAGCGCTTGGTTGTTAATCGCGCGCAAGACGTTGCTGCCACGAAGCTCGGCTTCAAGAGCATCAACATCGATGGCGTTGATGTGCTTTGGGATAACGGCATTCCGACTGGCAAGGGCTACGGAGTTTGCTGGGACGAAATGGAACTCATGTCGTACCAAAAGCAGTTGTTCGTGTCGGAACAATCGTTCCAGCACGAGACGATGGCCGACCGCGTGTCGGTTGATTTCTACGGCAACTTGCGGGTCAAGTCGCCGCGATGCTTGGTTCAGTTTACCGAACTTGGCTAAGCAATCTGATTGATCGTTCAAACAACCAAACTTTTGAATACGAGGTTTACCAATGAGTCGAGCAAATGACCTTCCGTTTCCCCGTGGTGAAACTGCCTATGGCGGCGACACTACTCTTATTGCTGCCGCAGACGCATCGGCGTACACGGGTTTGGTGAAGAAAGTCACCGACCCGGATACCGGCGAAGAGATTGAGTTGATTGCACTTCGCAACAGCACTGGTGGCGTGGTTTATCCCGGCTTCGGGTACAAGCCCGCCGCAACGTACCTGGATAAGCGAGTCGATGGTTATCCAACGGCTAGCGGTTTCGGCTACGTTTGCGACCCGTACTACCGAACTCTTGGTGTTACGTCGATCGCTAGCGGTGACGTTGCGTGGTTCATCAACAAGGGTCGCTGCAATGGCGGCAAGACTGGCGCCAACTGGACGGACGGCAATGCCTTGGCATTCGTCGCCAACGGTGTTATGTCGCCAATCTCGGCAACAACCGCTGGTATGTACGTGATTGCTCGTGCAAACGAGACTAAGGTACATGCGAGTGCGGCAACGAGTGGCGAATATGCTTTGTGCTACGTCGGAACCGCTCACGGATTCTACAATTCAGAAGCGCCTGTTCAGACGAACCTGTAATCGCCGTAAAGGCGTTTTCAATAGACGGGGGTGGTGGATTCATCCGCCATCCCCGTCACTTTCAATATGCCACTATACGACCAATTGGGAAACGAAGTACCTGCTGGAAGTCACCTGGAAACTGCATTTGCAGACACCAACATTCTCCGAGAGTGCATTCTTGGAATACAGAACTATGCGGCAGTCATTCATCGGCTTGCACACTCAAAACAGGGAAGCGCTCTTAAATACTGCGACAAGGTTCGTGAAGCGCTACCGATTGTTGCTCAATATCTCGACAACGTGTCTGTCGAGTTTCCTTATGCAGTCTGCGAAGCATGTGAAGGCATTCGATTTCGAGGATGCGCCGCGTGCAACAATCGCGGCTATTTGAACTACCACGACTACCACCTTGTTCAGTCGGAAAAGCAGGTTGGCAAACGCACCGAAGATGGAACACCAAAGCGAGCCAAATTAGTTGCTCTCAAGATAGCGGCGGTTCTTAGAAGGCACAAAGATGACGACGAACAAGCATGTGATTGATGTAGAGGCAGACGATGGCAGCGTTGATATGCGCATTGCCGACATGATGCAGGCGGCTCAATTAACGCCTGACGTTGATGCGTTCGTGATAGCTGCAATGGCAGAGTTTGGCGGTCCAGGCGGATTAGCCAAGTGCCTGCACGAAGATTATGAAATCGCCAAAGAGCGAAACCAAGTCAACGTGTCGTCGAGCATCATCAAGACGGTTGTTGAACTGATGAAGCTGTCGGCGTCAAAGAACAAACAATCTGGCAGCGACGTTGAGCAGTTGTCGCCATCAGAAATGCGGGCAGCAATCAAGAGGCTTAAACTTGAATAAGCGCAAAGAGCCTATCGGTCTGCCACCGGTCACTCTTGAAGAGTTGGCGCGTCGCGCTGAGGAACGAAGCGAAGTACCATCGTTTCCCAAAAGCCTGCCTAATGAAGTCAACGAAGGCAAGCAGATACCAGAGGCACACGCCAAGTTCACGCTGCAATTGATTACAGCGTATGCACGGACGCTAGGCGATGCGCTGAATCTGTACTTGCCATTGCCAAACGCCGAACCGTTTCATTCAAGTCGCAAAAACATCCGACTTGTTTCGGGGTCGAACCAATCTGGAAAGACCGCCGCTGCTTCGTTTGAGTTTGCCCGCATGATGCGAGGCATGGACCCGTACGAAAAGTACCCTGAAAAAGACGTTCTTGCGCTCGTTCTTGGCAAAGATGAAAATCACATTGGTCAAACCATTTGGTCGAAACTTTACTTCCCCGGTGCGTTCCAAATTGTTCGTGATGAGAACGATGGCTTTTGGCGTGCCGTGCGACCTGATCCAAACGACCCTGTTCACATCGACCCAATCGACCTAGTTCGCAAGAGCGAGTGGAAGCCAGCACCACCGCTATTGACAGAAGCGTGGACTGCACAGCTTGCCTACGCCAAGAAGAACAAAGACATTCCCGCGCAGATCGTCGGCACCAATGGTTCAAAGGCGTTGTTCCATACATCGCGTGGATCGGCCCGCCAAGGCATCCAGCTTGACTACGCATGGCTTGACGAGGAAGTAATCAACGAGCGATGGGTACATGAACTCATCGGCCCGCGTTTAGTCAAGAAGAACGGTTGCGCCGTGTGGTCAGCGACACCGGAAGATCAAACGCCGCAGTTCTTTGAGCTATTAAAACGTGCCAACGCTAACGATCCGCACGTTGAGTTGTTCATGCTGCAAGTCGCTGACAATCCGTACTACAGCGACGAGTCCAAAGAAAAGCTGTACGCCAACCTCAAGGCCCAGGGCGAAGCGGTGTTGCAGGTTAAGTGGTACGGTCGGCCCGCAATCGCAGGGCTAGCCGTTTACCCGCAATACTCGCAGCAGAAACAAGGCATTGTCCCGTTTGAGATACCAGAGAACTGGATGCGAGTGGCGGCAATCGATCCAGGAACACAATTCGCAGCCGCAGTGTTCTTCGCAATCAATCCCGAAGCAACCGAGATTCATGTCTACGACGAATTGCTGGTTCGCAATGAGGACGCCCGCACGTTCGCGCAGCAGTTCCGGCAAAAGGTAGATGGCTACCAATTCGACGCCTACATCATCGACAAGAACGGCTCACGGCAAAAGTCGATGGGGCGAGCCGACACCACGTTCGACCACTACGCCAAATGCTTTGAAGAAGTTGGCGTTCCACCTAGCCGATTGACTGGCACCAAGTTTTTCTTCGGCAACAACGACCACACGGCCCGAACGATCAGCCTCAACAGTCGTCTCACCGATGGGACTCTCAAGTTCCACATCGGTCGCACCTACTTGCTCGACGGCCAAATCCCAAAACGGTACTACGCCAAGGACAACCCAAACAAGCGTGCCAAGCAAAAGGAAATCGATCTTGTGGACTGCTTGGAGTACGGAGTTGCCTATTTTGACAAGGGCATCTACTACCACGAGCCAGAGCGACCACGGGATATTTCTACCGAGTATGAGGACCGGATGTTCGACCACTTCAAGAACAAGGGCAAGAACAAGCATCGCCCGCAATGGTCGTTCTAAAACCATCGTTTTTCATACCTATCTTGATACTCATGGTTCTCCCGAAACTTTCTCCCCGAGGTATCAATGTCAAACGCTAGTCCATTCCCGAGTCTGACCATCGGCGAAACGGTTTACATCAACTCGCAGGCCACGCAATCTGGCACTTGGCGACCGGCAATTGTCACATCAATTTCGACCGAGACGATTACTTGCACGGCATTGGTTCAAGAAGGGCTAGCTGGCAAGTGGGCTCCCCATGAAAACGTCCGATGGCATCAAGACGCCAAACTGGTAAGCGACATGAAGTTTGCCGCTATCCACGCTGAGGACGAAGCCGCTGGCGTGTTTCGCCTTTCCGATGAGCGAGTGCTACGCGAGCAAATGGCAGAGGCGCTATTGAGTGCCGTGTCGTTGCTTGCCGCAGACGGTAAGGACAACAAGAAGCAAGCACTGGCAATTATCGAGCAATTGCAGGGCATCGAGCCAGTGTCGAGCATCCCACAAGAGAAACCGTCAGTTGTCCAAGACGATTGGCGAATCTCGAAAGTCAAAGCTCCCGCAGTTCAGCAAACAGCCGAGCAACGTGCTGCTGTGCTTGCAGCCGCCGAGTAACCAGCGGGTAACACCAAATGGCATTGACGCTCAAGGACGTAGTAAAGCGATGGCAGTCTGCTATCTCGTCAGCTAGGGAAACCAAGCAACGAGACTTCGGCAGGCAGGCCGAGGACGCCATGCGCTTTTACGGCGACTCCGATCATTCGTTTCTGTACTCGCAAGCGTACCAGGAACAGTCGCTAGGGCTGCGCGTTAATGACGACTTTCAGTTTGCCAAAATGTCGTTTCGAGGAACGATCAACCTCACATCAAATGTGGTTGAAGTGTTCCTTCCGGTTTTGTTCCATAAGTACCCATCGCGGACTGTTGAGCCAAAGCTGTGTACGATTGACGAGAATTTGCTGTCGCTTGCGGGTATCCCGATCCTGCCCACGGACCCGCAGGCGGCAACGCAAAACCGCGCCAAGACTGCACTAAAAGCCCAGCTTGCCCAGCATCGCCTAAACGCGAGCCCGCGTGAACTGAACCTTAAAGACCACGCCCGCCTGTCCGTGCTTGAGGCGTTAGTTAAGGGCATGGGCGTTCTGGTCGGGACGATGTACCCAGCAAGTGACGGCACAAAGCTGTTTGGGCTACAGCACGAATCGATCGACTATTGGTTCGTCGATGCTGATGCACGACACCCTACTTGGCTTGACGCCGGGTTTGTGATTCGAGAACGCATTCGCCCGGTCGCGGACGTTGAAGAGGACTTTGCACAGTTTGGCTTGCCTAAAGGTGCGCTCAAGGAAGCTGGCCAACTCTACGCCAACTCCAAGAACGACGACCCGCTAGCCCATGAAAACGATGTGGACGAAAGCGAGAACAGCCAAGAACTATTCCGCTACTACGAAGTATGGTCACGCATTGGCATGGGCCAAACGCTCAAACAAGCCAATGACGATGGAATGCCGGAAGATGACCATTCTCAGTTAGACGCCTACGGAAAGCATTGCTGGTTGGCAATCCCGGCAAAAGGCATGGGCTACGAGTACCCGCTTAATCTTCCACCAGAAGCGTTTGGCGGCGAGCAAAGCGAGGAAGGCTTCCAACAGCTAATCCAAAGCGTTGCGTGGCCTGTAGAGTTCTGGCGCAATCGTAGCAATCCGTGGCCGTGTGCCGTGCTTGGCTTCCATCCGAAGCCACAATCGCCGTGGTGCCATTCGCACATGACGCCGGTTATGGGCATCCAGAAGGCTATCGACTGGATCATGTCGTTTATGATGGGGCGAGTCCATCATACTTCGCGGTCGCTGTTGAAAATCCCACGCGGCTTGCCAGCGGATTTGAAAGAAGCAATTCTTCACGGCACTGATCTTACGCTGCTTGAGATTGAGGCAGAGCATGAAGGCACTGCCGCCAAGTTGCTTGAGATTATTGAGATGCCAGGGTTCAAGAACGACTTGTGGCAACTGCTGTCGGCACTAAAGCAAGAGTTCGAGGAAGGCACTGGCGTCACAGAGTTGAACGCCGCTGGTCGCACCAGCACGCAACCGCGTTCTGCTGCCGAAATCCAGATCAAGCGAGACATGCTTGGCGTTCGACCGCAAGACATGGCAAACGCCGTTGATGGCTGGATGAGCAATGCCGCCAAACTTGAGTTCTCTGGCGCTGCATCGCTTGAGGATGAGGACGATGTTGCTCGCACGTTCAACGAGCCACCGCCGTCGCAAGTACGTGAGCAGCTAACGCAACAAGTAGAGCAAGGCATGTTGCCGCCCGAGATGGCCGAAGCAATGGCTACTGGCCCATACACCCGCGCGTACGTGCAACTCATCAGTTCGGCACCGCTCGACGTGCTGTTCTCGGAGCTTGATTGTTCAGTTGAAGCCGGGTCGTCTCGTAAGCCAGATCAATCGCAACAGATTGCCAATGTCGATGAGGCTGCACAAATCCTGTTGCCGCAATACTTCAACGTGTACCAAGCGACTGGTGACCCGACACAGGTAAATGGCTGGATTACCGCATACGCCAAGAGCCGTGACATTCGAGACTGGCAGAACATGCTGTTCCCAGACATGCGGCAACAGATGGCTATGCAGCAACAGCAAATGGCCATGCAACAAGGCGGTCCACAAGCAATGCCGCCACAAGGCCCACCGCAAGGCCAAATGCCACCCGATCAACAAGGCGGTCAACCGCCAATGCCTCCGCAAGAATTACCTCCCGAAATCATGCAGATGCTAATGCAAGGAGCCAACAATGCCCCGGCGTAAGATTGGTGCCATCGAGAATGGCAAGTATGTCAGCTACGACGACTCGACCAACAATGGCGATGCCGTGTTTGTCGAGATGGCCCGTGAACGACGCGCACCAGGACTCAAAGGCACGGACACGCAAAACTTCCGTGGCATCGCTAACGCAGACCCGTTCAGCAATACTCGCGGCAACGACAGCAAGAAACTGTGGGCGCAAGCCAAGGCGATGGGAATCAACCCAGAAGGCAAGCGGTACATGGCTGGCCTTGTCCGTGACGAGTACCGTGGCAGATTCGACCCAGAGGCACTGGTTGATTCAGTGCATGACGTTAAACGCATTCTTGAAACGCGAGGGTGGGGCACGCACGAAGATGCTGATTCAATGGTCAAGGTCAAGGCACGCGAAGTCGAAGCCGATGACCCGTTGACGCAAAAGTACACGCCCGATGCAAAGCTTGTCCACGAGCATGTTCAGCGCGACCTTGAACACGCGGGAGTGGATCGGATCGGCAAGAAGGAATACACGGAACTGGTCGAAAAGAAAACCACTCAACTAGCGGGAGAACAGTAATGGCCGACCGATTTGATGGCTACCAAGGCAACGTGAACCATTACCCGTTCACCATCGCTGGAACCACCTCGACTACGATTGCATCCGGCGTAACAAACTATCGCCTAGTGCCGTTGTCTATGGTCTTTACGTGTGCTGGCAGCACTTGCGCCGTAACGATCAAAGACACGAACGACACCGACCTTGCGCACGGCACAGCGGGCGGGTTATTGATTAACAACGGCTTCATTGCCCCTCACAATCCGTACGGTTGCTTCAAGCCAACGGGCAGTGGCTACGGAATAAAGATGCAAACCAACAGCGCGGATGCAACCGTTGCTGGTTGCCTTGTGGCAAAAACTGAAATCGTCAGCACTTCGTAAGTGAGGCTGTAATGTCACGAGCAACATACGGTCAAGGTTCAGGTGTAGAGCCGCACGCACAAGATGCAGCGTATCGCACCTACACGTACCAAGATGCCATTGACCGTACGTCAGACTTTGTGACCAGTGGTGGTGGCAACGGTCAAAATCGCATCATCAAGCAGTCGGTGCTTGAGGCATACGAAGAACTTTGCAACTGCCACGACTGGAATTACTTCTACAAACTGCATCGCGTTCCAGTGTATGCGGCAGTAACCGGCACATGTGCATATACATCAAGCACCCGCATTTTGACAATCGACACAAGCACTTGGCCAACATGGGCAACGCAAGGCGCTGTGGTTCGCATTGACAACGTGAATTATCTAGTTCGTGACCAAGCAAGCACGACGACTCTATTGCTAGATGAGGTTCAATGCCCTAGCGAGGACATTGCTACAGGCACTAGCTTTAGCGTGTTTCGCTTGTACTACAGCTTGCCGTCCGACTTCCGAGCCATGTCACGACCGCTTGACTCGCAGGGCGACTACTGGTCGTACTACGTGTCGCCAGAAGAATGGGCGCGTTCGCAGCGATACAACACGCAATCGTCAACGCCGTGGTGCTGGACAGTTATGGGCGACCCGCATGAAACTGGCCGCATGTGTGTCGCCGTATCGCCTGGATACGACACCGACCGAACTATTGACATGATGATTCAGAAGTCTCCGCGTCCGTTGATCTACGACGGCAATCAGAGCTTTTGTCGAGCCGGAACCGTGTCAGTCAGCACGGCAACCGTAACGGGCTCAAGTACGGCGTTTGAGGCAAACATGGCTGGTGCTGTGCTACGCATTGCACGCAGTGGATCAACGACATGCCCTGATGGCGCAGGCGGCAACAATCCTTACGAGCGACAGGCGTACATTTCGCAAGACGGAAGCATTACGTCAACCGGCGCAACTATTGAAGGTTCATGGTCCGGCGTTTCGGCACGTAAGTACACAATCAGCGACCCGATTGATTTGTCGCCGCAGATGATTAACGCATTCTTCCGTGGCTGCGAGTACAAGATTTCTACAAAGCTCAATCTGAAAACTATGGCGCAAGCAGAGCGGCTGTACTTGATGGCACTTGCCACCGCGAAGTCTGCCGACTCGCCAGCACGGGTTACACGGTCATGCTGGGATAACGCTGGCGCAGTCCACTCGAAACATCGACCATCGACTCGAATCACTGACGACTTCTAAGAGGACGGCATGGAAACTAACCGATCGAAGTCGATTCAGATTGGCGACTTTGCGGGGATGACGACGGACGTTGATCCGCGCGACCTCGACAAGAACGGCCTGCAAATGGCGCTGAACGTCTCGTTTGAGACGCCCGGTGTCGTCAAGTCTCGCCGTGGCTTCATTCCGCAAGTCGTCGCAACCGATACTTATTACAGCGATTGGACAGGAACTAAAACTGCCCACATCGTTACCCGCGATGTTCTAGACAACCCGGTGTTTATCGCTTGGCAGTCGAACGGCACCAACGGCCAGATGCTCGCTGGTAACGCCGAAGCAACTAGCCCGGAAAGCTCCACCAAGAACCGCTGGAAGGCTTTGCACGATTCAACCCGTGGATATTTATCTGCGAGCTACAGCAAGCCTACAATCGCCCGCACGAGCGCAGGCGAGGTATTCGTTGCCAACGGCTACGACTACATGATGAAGTGGGGCGGCAGGATTGGCTCAACGCCGTATTCCCATGTCACATCAAAGACTGGCAATCAGTTTCTCCCGGCAGGGATTGACGCACCCACTGCTGGCCCGACCATTGCACTGGCAAGCACAGCGAGCAACATGCTTGCTGGCGACTATTTGTTTGCGTATCGCTACCTGGACTACGAAGGCAATCCAAGCAATCTAAGTCCCGTTACCACTGCTTCGGCTACCGTAAGCGGCAATAGTGCATCGTGGACAATTTCCGGTCCATCCACCTTGATGCCGAGCTACGACCGCATTGCGACCATCGAGGCGTTTCGCACGCCAGTCGGTGTGGCCGACGTTTTCTATCGGATCGGCTCGTACAGTGTTGGCACCACGACAATTTCGGACACGCTCAGTGATGACGCATTGCGCGACCTTGAAGCATTGCCGATTCAAAACGCCGATGGATCAGTAAACGCTAATAGGTTTGGCACTCCACCGCTCAAACCGATCATTGCATGGCATCAGGACCGCATGTACGCGGCTGGCTCGATTGTCTTGACCGCTGGAACAGTTAGCGTCAATTCTGGTGCCTCAACCGGCACTGGCAGTTCAACGACATTCAAGCCGTCAATGGCTGGATGGGAAATGACGTTCGACGCAGACGGTGCAGACGAAACGTACGCAACTACGGCGTTCTCTAGCTCGACGGCGTTCACGCTCGCACGAACATCGGCAACTACATTCTCTAGCGTTGACTTTGCGCTTCGCCCGAGTCGCTACGAACGAAACACCCTTTACTACAGTGAAGCCGACGAACCAGAATCATGGCCAGTCGAGCAGAACTATTTCATCCTGCAAGCGGACTCCACCGGCACGTACGACGAGCCTGTTGTCGCGCTGATGAGTTACGGCCCAACGCTGTACGCCATGAAGCCTACGGTGATGTATCAGGTAGATTCGGTTACGCAACCGAATCTAGACGTACAAGTTTCGCCAGCTTTTCAACGCGGTTGCTTAAACCAGCAGTGCTGGGCGCAGGTTGATGGTATCGCGTTCATCATGGACCGACTGGGGTGCTATGCCTTTGACCACTCACAACCAGAGCCGATTGGCGATGCTATTGGCAACTACTTCCACCAGAATCTAATTGACTTTTCCAAGTCTGCAAACTTCTTTGTATCCGCCAATCGCAAAACGCGAACCGTTCGCTTCCACGTCGCACTCGCAGGAAAGAACGACTACAGCAACTATCCAATGTGGGCGTTTGTGTACCACTATCGAGTCAAGAAGTGGTCGCTAGATCGTTACCCGTGGGGAGTTACTGGCGCTGGCTCGTTCAAGAAATCGGATGGAAGTGAGGTGTACTACCTTCTGCCAGAAGGCTATCCGCCGATGTACGAAAGCGCAAATCTGGCGACGGATGGATGCTCGGAAGGATTCGTGTCGTTCCAATCCGCAACCTCTGGTGGTGCGACAGTTGGCAACGACTATACAGCAAGTGTCTTGATTGCCGGTGCGCCGACACAGGGATTAACGCTAATCGGATGCCCTATTGCGTACACTGGAAAATCGCGCACGGCAGCGTATGGGACCGGAGACAGGGTGTACGGAGTAATCACGTCATACACCAGTCCTGGGCTGTATAAGGTGCGATTTCAGGCTCAAGCCTCACCGTTATCAACACCCGCAACAGCAGATGAACTTTATGTCGGCGGAATTCCTTACGAGTTAAAGACAAAGCAATTTGACATTGCCGAGTCGCCAGAAGGCACTCGGCGTGAGATTGGTCTGTGGTACAAGCCTCAAAACACCATAACGGTCGATTACGGTTACGGCGGTTGGTCTACAGTTGCAAATCTTGCCACTACCTGCATTCGCCACTACGTCGATGGCTCCACTTCGCCGGTACTTGCAGCGTCAACAACCGAACCACTCGATGAACAAGCGGCACTGGTTGACGGGTCTGCAAATGCTTTCGTTGCCATGAACGCTACTCGCGCAGGCATGTTAACCAGCGGTGTTGCTCGCAAGCAGTTTGGCCCAAGCGTGCTAATGCACGATGTTCCAGCAAGTCGCACTGTTGAAATTGAAATCAAGGGCGTTGCAGCAGAAGAGCGCCACCAGTTCACGCAACTTGACATTGAGGGGGCAGCGTAATGTTTACCCGTCAAGCAATGGGACTGGCACGCGACCTTCAAGGCGCTGGCATGGATCAAGGTCAAGCCCAGGCATTGGCCAGGGTTATTGGCAATTGCCAAGCACCGTTTGACCATAGTGGGCCTGTGACTTTTCGTGGCCCGGTTACGTTTGCGCAACCGCCCAGAATTGGCTTGCCGGGACCGAACAACGGCAATAGCTCTCAGCAATCAAACTCTGCAAACGCGGTTGACTTCGCCATTCTCAGCGAGGACATGACCGCAGGTTCGCCCTACACTTCCGTCAAGGCGGTTCTTTCGGAGTGGGCACCAAATGGTTTCACCAATAGCTCGCAAGTTGATGTTTGGCCTGGACCGTTGCTCAACAACGGCGACACAATCTCCGCTGGAACACCAATCTCAGTGGCTCGCAATGGCGATCGGTTGGTAGCTTTGGCTGTTGGCCCATCTGGCGGCACCGGAGGTATTGTCGGCGGTGGCGGCGGTGGCGGCGGATACGTGGCTATCTTACAGGCTAACTTGACAGTTGGCGGTTCTGCGTCGGCTCGTGTTGCATCCCGCTCTAGCGGTTCATGGGCGGAGGCATCGCCGGTCGTATCGCTGACGGTTTACGACGCTTTTCTCAGTGGCGATGAAGTAATCCCTAGTGGCTATCGCGTATGGGTGCAACGAGAACTGGACGGAAACAGGTGGATTGTAACTGCTGCAAAGGCTAACTGATGACGGCGTTTGCCCGAGTGTCGTTAACTGGATCGTATTGCCCAACGGTTGAGTCGTTTCACGACGCATCCACTACTGGCGATTCGTATGACATGCTGTTTACCGACCGCCATTGGGCTTCATCCGGTGCGACCATCACGACTGGTGGACCAACAGCGATTTTGTCAACGAACGGATATGCGAAACTACTAACGACGGTACGCCATCTTCCAAAGGTTGCGGTGTATCCAGAGTCGTCGGTTAATGGGTTGCTTCTCATAAAGATTGTTACAGATGTTGTCGATTACGTCATGCGATTCGACATGACAGGAACAACGCATGGCTATCCTGGAATGACCAAGGTGCTTGACACAGGTGCTGGCCTGCTTGCTAATTTGTGGCTAAATGACCCAGCAGACGCGGTAACACAATACGGTGTGCTGCTTGGACTTGTTAAGTACCCTAGCCCTGTTGGTACGATTGTCAATGTAAGAGACTCTGGAACCGGAAGTGACCGTGAATCTGTGTTCTACGACGGACCAACAACCGCAACTCCAACCACGTTCGTGCCGTATATTGGATGCTCTGGGACAGCGAGCGGCATTACCTACGCGGGTGCAGTAATAACCCAGACGAGTGCAACAGAAGCGGCAGTTCCAGACCACACTGCTTTTGCGTATGGAATTGCCCCTAAGCTGCGATTACAAATTTCAGGAGCCATTGAGACATACTACGGCGAAAATAACAGCGACCCGTCAAAAGTCGGCGATGGATGGCCGCCAGATGGAGCGTACGATTTGTGGAAAGCCGGAACGAACCAATGGCTATGGCGTGGTCAACCATCCGTTCGCGCAGACGGAAGCACGCAATATGACCAGATTCAGCTAACCACTCAGTTCTCAGGTGGCGCTTGGGAACTTGAGGTAAGCAGCGGACGTGGCATGGCTAGCCGGTTTAAGAACACAGGCATTACCGCTGGCTCGATTGACGGCACGACGGTTTCTAGCTACTCAATTTCGAGGACCGCTTTTCAGTCTGGGTTAGCTGGCGAAAGCGGTGCTACATGCACGCTTTCCACTACTCCGCCGTAGGTCAAAATCACTTGCTTGTCGGTGGTAGAATCGGTGGCACACAATGGAGATAAAGTATGACGCGAATTAGCACGAGCGGTCCATTCGCATTTCAAACCACCGATGAATGGAGCAATGGAGATTGGGGCAACAGCACTCAATATCCAGGGCTGTACCGATTTCAAAGTTCAACGCCAGCACAACAATCACCATCGCCTACCGTATCCGCAAATAACCCAAGTTCGCAAGACATTGGCAACGCCCGTCGCCAGATGGACATGCAAAACGCTGTAAAGCGCGCGTTCCAGTACGGCGGTCAGCAGCAGTCGCGGGGCGGTCAAACGCAAGGCGGCCAGCAACAGCAGGCAGGCTACCAGCAGATGCCGACGATGGCGCAGCAGTACGCCGACTTGACCAAAGACCCGGCTGGCCTTGGTCGCCAGCTGGCTGGCGTTGGCCGAGAGATTGGCAGCGGACTGCAGGCAGCGGCAGACCGAATGACTGAGGCTGGCATTGGTCCGCTAGCACCATACAGTGAAAAGAACCCCGGACCGTGGAATTACATGGGACCGGCGCATTTAGGCGGTGAGAGTGCAGAAAACCTACGCAAACGACAGGAGAGCCAAAGCATGTTCGGTGGAATGTTCAA